CCCCATCAATGCGTAACGCCTCTGCATCAGTACAGTGAGACAACCAGCTCTTCTGTCTGCCAGCGATCATCTCTCGCAAGAATGCTTCCAGCTCTGGTTTATCAATCCCTGACTCCCTGAGTCTACGCAGGGCTTCATTGATCGCGGTTTTTGTCAGTTTTTTGGATGCCAGCAACTGATTGAACATATTTCCTGTTTTGCCACCACCTATATACGACCAACGCCCCCACATCCGTAATTTCCCCTGGATCCAGACGGCTTCCAGCGTTTTTAGACGTAAATGCTCGCCGCTTTTGCCTGTAATTTCCGGGTATATCATATTTACGATCACTCACTCTCAATTTTGTAAATCTTCACGCCCAGCCGCCCCCCAGGAACGCGCTGACCGCGCACAATATTGATTTCATCAAACTGCTCGTCGTCTATGAGAAGTCCGGCATGCGTCAGCGCATCCAGTGGTGCTTTCAGAATATTGTCCAGGTCACGACGGCGCTTATCCGGTGGCTCTGCAATAATCTTTATCGCCAGCCTTCCGGACAGGTTTAATTTCAGCCGCTGCTGGCGAACAATTAGCGCCACATCACGGCGATAACGCTTTCCGGCCTCCGAGATGAAATACGTATTGCCATGACGTCGCCAGTAGGTATTCACCGTCGGCGGGTAAGGCAAAACAAATTCTATCCGTTCAGTCATTCATGCTTTCCACTTCAGGACACCCGAATTTCTCGCGTGCATTAAAAAACGAATCAGCAACAACAGCTGGCTGCCGTGTTTTTCTTCAAAATCTTTTACCCCGGCGTGCAGTTCGTTATGACATTTACGGCACAGCGGAATAACAAACAAATCATCAGCCTTTGTTCCCATCCCTCCCAGTCCATGACCAATGATGTGATGCGGATCATCTGCCTGATTACCGCACGTCATGCATTTCTGCGTTTTTACCCAGCGCGTGTATACAGGCATCTCTTCTCGTTGTGATTTCTGGCGCTGGAGATACTGAGCCGGTGACTCCGGATCAACGGCAATGCTGACCACCGTCTTTTCCTGTGGCGGGTTTTGCTGGTGGGCGTGAGGCACCGGCGCAAGATTTTTTGTGCGCTGCTTCAGTATGCTGGTGGCGGTCTGCTCTCCCGGTACGATGTCGCTCTCGCGGTATACTGAGCGAATTTTTTCCGCACGTAACCCCAGAGAACGACGTAATGCTGCCTCTGGTAGCGCGTCCGCCACCTGATTGCAGACCGCCCACCAGGATAATTCAGCCAGCGATAATTCCCGCTCCTGCGTGCCATTCATTGCATGGCGTATGACGTCAATCATCCATGCTGACAGGTTTTGATGAGCAAGTTGCTCGAGTGATTCGGATGTCTGGTCACGCAGCTGGTTGTCGCAGTGCCAGCACAACACCATTGCGCCGGTACCATAACGGTGAATAACGGTTTCGCTGTGATGATAATCGCCGTGTGGCCACTGGCAGGATTTAATATGGCGCAACAGCCAGTCAGACAATGCACCAGCACCACCAGCAGCACGAATTACCCGTGCGTTACTGAAGAACGGCAGCAATGTTTTGTCTTCCACCAGCGGCTGGCGAACGGCAGGAACGACCCCGGACGGCAGATTACGCATGCTTTTCGGTTCCGGCTCCACCAGTACCCGGGTATTGTGGAATACCGGCATGGATTCACGGCCCGGCTTAACGACCACCAGCCCGAGTTCCGGTACCAGAACAGGTCGAAGTAATACCCGCACGTTACCTCCAGGTGCGTTGCTGGAATGTACGGGACGGACGCGGTGGGCATTCGGAGTAAGGCAATCTGACTGAGATTATCCAGTGACGGTAGTCGAGACTAAGGGCTTTCTTAAACTCATACCCACGTCTGCGGTAGTTCTGAATCAGCCATTCGGCCTGTTCTTCAGTGCAGGGGTCATGCTGATACCAGTCATATTTGAATGCGTGAGAACACCGCCCGTGCCTGCTGGCAAGGACGGCAGAATCATTAGAATTGTGCAATTTGGTATCGTGCGCCATCGGTTGTCTCTGCTGGCGCAGCAGGTGCCAGTTGTTCAGGCTAGCGTGAGGATTGTAAACCAGAATGCCAGGAAAAAACAAAACCCGCCAAAGCGGGTTAAAATTTGTGGCAATTTTCCGGCGCAAATGCGTATTCGTAAGTGAAGTTAAACGCCTCGTTTTCGGTGTTAAATATCTGGTCAGTTATGTCGTGCCAGTTACCAGTCCAGAAGTATTTTTGTGCTACTCATTTACCTTCTGACGGGAACACAGCATAAGCACCGAAATACGTATCATCAGAATTCGGGTCTGGATATGCCTCGCCTTCGGCCAAGATGTAAAAGTTGATACCGCTTACAATCAGGCAGCCCATTATTTTTTCTCGTTCTGCACTGCCATATCCAGATAACACGGATCGGATGCTTTTGGCAGTGTCAGGCTAAGGCGAACGCGGTCCATGAAGTATTCGCGCAGATGTTCCGGCAGCTCTCTTGCTACGTGTTCGGCAACTACTGGCTGATTAAGGCTCTCCTTGTACGCAACGCCGGACGCTGCAAGATCAACGCTAACCTTGTCCTGCTCTTCTTTTAATTTTGCTGCGATGTTGAAATCAAACATAAAAAATACCCTCGGATTATCGAGGGAATTATAGGTCAGGCTGCTATTCGTTTCGACTGGTATAGCTCCGCCAAATTAGCCCTCACCAACACCCAACGAACGGCGACGGCACAGCATGACCGCAGCGCACAGCTTGCTTGTCTTTCGTGTACTTCTTAACGCTGTAGTCCTGAACAATGATATACAACTAAAGAACATACAGCCTCATACCAAGATTTTCGACACCTAGTATCAATTGATCTCAACACATAGCAAGAAGTTGTTGCATTCGCTCCCAAAGTAAAACCACCTTGAAAAGAAGATATCATTTTGATATCTTTATTGGGAAAATCTCTATCGACAAGGATTCATTATGACCTTAAGCACAGATGTTAAGCATATGTTAATGCTCACCGAAAGAATTGAACAACTTTTAATAGATATAGTTGAAAAACATGGCCATTTCTTTGACTTCCTTCGAGTTCGGGGGGGGCAAAATCTTCCCCAAACTGTTTCAGTAAAAAATGAAAAATTCAAAATTAGCATCCCATTGATTATGCTAATTTTGTTAATTACACGCTTAATAGTCTTCAAACTTGCGATTATGTATAAGCTCATAAGATCCAAAATGCTTGAAGTGAAAGCACTGTCTAAAGTAGGTCAAAACACGCATAACTATCTTTTTGATTTAGATACAGTTCGGAAATTAAACATTAAGGAGTCCTTATGTCACGCATGAAAAAGCCTGACAGCTTCCTCCTTAGATTCAAAGAAGAAGATGGTATCAACGGTATCAGTTCTGAATCCTTTGAAAAACTAATGAAAGCTACTGGTATGAGTAAAACAGACCTCATGCATTTTGCACTCGTAAACTTAGTGGAAAAATACATCCCGGCTTATGAGCAAGATGATGGGCCCTTGACCGAAGCTCAATTCCGGACACTACATGAAAGATCGAAAACTAACCAAACGCCGGATGAGAGTTTCGAAATGCTATTGTAGGTATAAAAATGCATTCGAAAATAAAACCATTGCCAAAGACTGGCGATATTGTTTGGTTTCAACCATCTGAAGAATGGGGGGGAGATACTCCCAAAATGAGACCAGGTATGGTATTAGGTGTATCGAAACTAAAGCATGAAATCATAGTTGCATTCGGTACGAGCCAAAAAACACACAAACTCTACCCATCAGAGTTTCTTATTCAAAAAGCTGATGGCGATGATGTTTTTGGTCTATCTGGGTTAAGCTACGATACTAAATTTGACTTAGCCAGAACATCTATCCTGCCTTTTACTACAGAGTTTTTCTCTAAGGCACCAAGAAAAAATAATGTCCCTTATCCAAAGCTCGGTAGTGTTCATATAGCGTACTACAACGCGATGCTCAAGGCGAAAAATAATAGTAAGTGACTTCTGAAGTGCTGTAGTATCCACTACAGCACAATTTACTTAGCAATCAATGATCTTACTATTTCAAATCATTCCCTCTGCGCCAATAGGCTCTGATCGTGTTCATTATCGGTTACTGGTGCTGACTCTGTTAAGTTGATTTTCATACCGAACCGCCTTTAACAAAAATAATCCAGTGGATTGTGTCGTTTTCCCGGTGCGCTGGCCAATTGCTGGTTTCACGTCAGTGAACGCTAAAATCTGCATATCGTTCTATTTGAATATGAGAACTCCGTGTGGCCGCAGTACGCGGAAAGCCTCTTTGAACCCGACTCGCAAATCAAAACGCCACGTTTCTTTGTTCAATCATTTCTTTGTCAGTGAAAGTGGTCATGCTGTAGCCTCCCTTCTTGATATTTTTCAAACCAGAACACAACCGGGTCAGATTTCATTTCAACCAATCCCATACGAACCAGCGCTTTGCCTTTCCCGGACGCAAGGAATTCACGACGACCATCACTGATAATTCGCCGATAATCTTCCAGGCTACTGCAATGCTTGTGCAGATTGCATGGGTGGCATGCCGGAACCATGTTGGATATATCGTCACGTTCCTGGTGAAGCATATTTCCAGCAAAACGAATGACCGGTTTTACATGGTCTGCATGCCACTTTTCGCCAAGTTCGCAGCCGCAATAAGCACAGCGACCGCCGAACTTCATGCGCAGTTCTGCACGTTGTTTTTTCGTCAGTGCCATATCAATCTCCTTTAGTGCGCAAGTGGTTTTCCAGCGTTTTTGCTCTCCTGCGCTCCTCCCCAAGCGCATAACGTGCTTCTACCGGGTCTTTGTCTTCATATTCATAATTGACGCTTTTAACCATCGCTACACAGCACTCATTGCAGCATCTATAGGACATAAGCTCGCCATCAAATTTCCATGTTGTGCTGCGGTGTATTTCACCCTTTGAGATTTTCCCGGCGCATATGTGACATGTATATTCACCGCGAGAGGTAACGATTTTATTCGATAACTCAATATCGAATGGCGCACCAAAATCACCTTCAAAAAGATAAAAATCCAGAGCGTCTCCTAAATCTTGTTTACTGTATCTCTGCTGCTCTTTTGTGGTAATGGTCATTTCAACCTTCCTTATACGGATTAATTTTATTGTGCAGTGTGTTGAACGACGCCCATACCACGTCGTTATACAATTCAATAACTGGCTCAATTATTTTCCCGATTGCCCAGACAAAAATTAGCGGGGATATCGGTATCATCAACACGATAAACAGAATGAGAAACAAAAATTCTGTCGCTCTACTTTTTCGCGGATATTCTTTTCTGAATAATGTAGGCACATCACTCTCCTTTGTTGCCAATGTTTACAGCCTGGCAGGCCTCCTTGAGTACCCAGTCAACAGCGTCTTTCCATGCTCCGGTTTCAGCTGGCGGATTCTCACACTTTACCTGTTCATAGAAGCGTACAGCCTTAACCAGTCCGTCCGGCACTGCCTGTACCATCTGCGCCCTGACCCACGCCACCCGCGACGGGTTCATATGGCACATGTTGTTCCTTTTTTCTTCATGGTAATGCCCATTACTCTCGTTAAATGGCAACACCTCATACAGCCCGGCACTTCTGAAATCAGCGTGTAATTGTTCCAGTGCCGCTTCGCTGGAGGTACCGATTGATGTGAGATAATCGAAAAGATTGGCGCATAAACCATAATTTCGAGAAAACACCCCACCTGGTTTCGCCCCATTACTCAGCCACAAATCATAAGCAATATAAAACCCGTAAAGCTGTTGTCTGATATTTTCTTTGATGTCTTGCATTATTTATCACCGCCCTTTAGGGCGGCCTCCTGATGTTCTGAGGGTGCAGAAATCCCTCCGGTTAAGGATAAAATTTTTAACAGTGCTAAATTTAATTATTCAGTTCTGGATTTTGTCGCCCTGCGTATCCGCGCTTTCGCGTTACGCTCAATCTGAATTAACTTTTCTATATTTTTCCGCCTTTCCTGTTCCTCCTGGCGCAATAGCCTTACATCATCTGCCAGTCTGGTTTCTCTTTTCGCCACTGAGAGCATCCAGTCAAACGGCTCCACAACTGCACCGCAGATTTTACAGCGGACCTGACGCTCTTTTTCGTCAACCCGGACAGAAGCGTGATGGCAATATGGTCTTTCCGATGGCTCATAAAGAAAATTAACCTGATTACGTGGGTCATCCTCTTTTGCCGGAAATAAAACAATATTACTTAACTCATCTTCTGGTTTTATTTCCATACTCCTCTCCTTTGATATGAATGCCAGCAACACGTAGTTCATGTTCTAAGTCAGCCAGATAAAGCCAGCAGCCATTTTCTTTAGGTATCATGACGTGGCGTTCATCATCATTTATCGGGTGTCCATATCGAAGACCGTAGCGAGTCGGCAAATGAACTTCCCGCGCTTCCAGCTCTTTAACGCGTTCCTCGAGTTCGTAGACTCTGCATTGTTCTTTATCATCAATCAGATATAACCCAAGACATTCGCTTTCTACCCAGCCACCGAAATCATGATCGTAACGCTCACACGAAAACTCACCATCGCTGTCCTTTGTTGGAATGGTGTAACTGTCTAATGGGCCGCCATACGTCGGCACATTGCCCAATTTCGGATGCTCAATCCACATGAAAAATGCACGTCCGGTTATAGGACAAATATCTGGTCGCCATTGGTTACTCACTGTTTGCCTCCTGGAAAATAACTGCATGCCCCAGTTTCTCCGCCAGCGCCAGTTCTGCCTTAGCGCCTGCTGACCGCTGCCAGCCTTTCAGCATGTAAATCGCATCCACACAACGAATCATTGCCATGCAAATATCCATGTAGTGTGGCTGTGTCAGCCCGTCTGGAAGTACTGCCGGGTTTAAGACTGTATGCCCTTCCCGTTTCAGTTCCTCTTCCGCCTTGTGGAACGCCTCACGGTTGAAATTTTTATACCCGGTCATTGGACCGGCAATATAGACTCTCACCCTCACGTCATCACCTCCTGAAAATTACCCTGATAAAACGCCAGCACACGCTGCATAACCTTGCTTTTCCGGCACTCGCGACAGATTATGTTCTGACGCCTGTCGTAGCGGCGTATTTCTCCGTCTGGTAACGACCAGATAAGGTCCGGATCAACCACAGATGTTTTCTTCAGCTTTGCCCTCGAGAGTTTTTTGCGGGCGTTTTGCCAGTCCTTACGCGCCTGTTCAGACGGGAATAACCCGTAACCAGAGTTGTATACATCGCCACTGGCAACCAGCTCTCTGGCAAGAACGCTTATTAAATATCTTGTCGCACCTGTCTTAGCTTCCAGTTGTCGTAACGTCTCGCGCCCGCTCTGGCGTACAAGTTCAACAACCAGCCCCTTAATTTTTTCCCGCTCTTCTTGTGTAAATACTTTTGCCACAAGCCCTCCTGAAAATTACCTCATGACCAGAAATTAACACTTACCCCCTGAAGCCCGGCGGAATTTCGGTGTCCGGTTCAGAAATGTGATTCACACAACGCTGTACAGGCGAACGCCCCAGGCGGATGACCAGTTCGTCCCATTTTTCGCGAAGCTTTGACGGGCTCATGACGTTTTTTACCCAGAATGGATCCCGCTGTACCCGACCAAACATTTCGTAAATTTGTCTGTGAGTTCTGCCATCAAGCATCCGCATTGTGCGCACGTCATTGGCCCATGCAGTCCAGTTGGGTTCTTTCGGTCGCGTGATCTCACCATCATCGCTGGCAGCCTGTTCGTAAAGACTCACGATTCGTCCCCAGATCCACTGCGCACACGCTAAATCCTCCTGGTTTCCCCACTGGCGTTTTTTCGCACTGAACACAACCGCGTCAGGGTGTCGGGTTAAAAAATCCTGTTCAGCCGCCTGCTGGTCCGGTTGCGAAGCTTCCGGACGAGAAGTGTTTTTATTCTCTGTAGTAATCTCTGTTGTATTCTCTGTAAGATCATCAGGCCATTTTGACCCGATGACATTGGGTCGTTTTGAGCCAATGGAGCGTGCCATTTTGGCCTCTTCCATCGTGTCATTTTGACCTGATGGAGCGGCGCATTTTGACCTGATGGATTCGCTCACTTTGCCACCATCTAAAAGCTCGCTCTCGTAATTAATCGTGTAAAAATTAGTCATGTCACGCTTTGATTTGTTGAGCTTTTCACAACGCAAAAGCCCCAGCGCTTTCAGACTTGCAAATGCGCGTTTTAACGTTGACTCTGACCAGAACGGGAACTGTTCCAGCCATTGTTCCGTTGTGTTATAAATCCAGCGAACACCATCACATTCCATGCCGGAACCGGTATCTCTCAACCAGTAATGCAGCTGCTGCAACACGATGGCTTCGTTCAGACCAATTTTCATCGCCAGCTGCGTGTTAATAACCAGTGGGCGTTCAGCAAAAAGAAGACTCATAATTCCATCCGGCTTTTTGTTGATATTGCTGACGATACGCACGCTTGAAAGCAATGGCTTTTTCTATAAGCTCGTCAGTCTCACGTTCCACAACAGCTGGATCCGCAAAAAGCAGCCCGGACTCCACCACATCGCCATATTCTTTGTTTAACCCGGCGATCATGTATGTAATGCTTTTTCCGTCAGTAATTTCACAATACAACCTGAAATCACTGAACCGGATCGCCTCCATAATTGCCGGAATCAGCGCCGTGAATTTTTCACGCTTATCCCTGGTGTCGATAGCTTTCCAGCGTTCGAATATCTTCACCCGGTTAACGCCCAGCGCCCGTTGATCAACCGCGCCATCATCAAACGTGACGCGTTGAACATCGATGTTTGGGCGTTCTTTCAGATCCCAGAATGCTTCCGTGATTAATATCGTCGCCTGCTCCTGTGTCATTCCTGGTCGGCATACCCAGGCATCCAGAGCCTCACAAACCTGTTCAGGGGTGATTTTCATTGTTCACCGCCAGTGATTCATTCGCCATACACTTATTTCCACAAGGCAGCCCGTCGGTTGGGTTAGGATAAATATCAGGGCGAATTTCATGCGGGGTAACTTCCCACTTCATTAGCTGACATAACGGAATTACCTGCTTTGGGGGAACGCCAAAGCTAAACCATTGCCAAACAGTCTGTTGAGCGACCCCCATATAACGACCTATTTCAGCTTGAGTGTATTTCTGCCTAATTTTTTCGCGAGTGCTATCTAGCATTTTGCCCTCCTCTAAAAAACTACAGGCAAAGCCTACAATAAAAAACTGTATATGATCAACAGTTTTTTATTGTGATGCTTTTAACAGTATTTACCTGTAAAATTGAATAATGATGAACGCTCTAGAAGTATCTATGTACAGAATCAGCAAGCTTCTTCAGGAAACTGGATGGAGCCAGGCTGAGCTGGCCCGTAGAATTGGTGTGACACAACAAACTGTTCAACAATGGGTCAGCGGTAAGGCTACACCTAAAGCCTCAAGTTTGGATAAACTGGTTGAGGTTACAGGGCATCCATTGCATTGGTTTTTATTGCCACCTGAAGAGGGGGAGCAAATTTTCACCCCTGACACGATGAAAATTGGTCCTCGCCAACGCGAACTGCTTCAGGCTTTTAGTGCGTTTCCAGAGGAAGACCAAGAAAAAATGCTTCAAGAGATCAAAGACAAGAAAAAATCAATGGAAGAAACCATTGCCCGGTGGTTGGCGGCACAAAAAAGCCGCCGGGCGTGACCACTGTACAAGAAGAGGAGTTATGCCATGAGTACAGCCCTTTCTCCGATAGTTTCAGAATTCGAAACTACCGAACAAGAAAACAGTTACAACGAATGGTTGCGCGCTAAAGTGGCGTCAAGCCTTGCAGACCCTCGTCCCTCAATTCCACATGACGAGGTAATGGCTGAAATAGAAAATCTTATTGCTCAAATTGCTGTAACTAACAGGAGCGAGTAATGTTACCCATTTTATGGCTACCATCTGCTCGCGATGATTTGCGTCAGATCGTAGCCTATATTGCTAAGGAAAATATTCCTGCAGCACGCAGACTAAAAATACGTATTGAAACGTCTGTTTTAGCCCTCTCCGAGCATCCATATCTATATCCGCCAAGTGATCGAGTATCCGGTTTGCGGGAAATTGTGGTTCACCCTAATTATATCGTTTTGTACCGAGTAGCAGCTTCAAGCATTGAAATTGCAAATATTGTGCATGCCCGCCGACAATTTCCCTTCCCTATCTGAACTGAACAATTTTCATACTCCCTCATTCGAGGGAGTTTTTTTGCCCAGCTCTACAATTAAAAACTGTTGACACAAAACAGTTTTTAATTGTAGATTATTTCCACCAACCCACCCCGCCCCACAGAACGCAGGGCAATACTTCGAGTTACCAGGCAGTGGTCAGGGGGTAAGTAGCCAGCCCGAGGCGTAAGAACATGACGGCAGGGTTCAACTTTAACTATGCAGCAGGTTTTTGTTCCGCCCCCCCGGCGTTAAGGGGAAACAGTACTGCGAGGAATCAATATGCAGAAACCAGAACCCGTCATCATCGCGCCAGGTTATACCGATGATGAAATTTACGAATGGATGATCAAGAAAGCTAAGGCGGTACAGGATCTGAAATGGGCCTGTGACTCCAGAGAACTGCAG